GAAAAGCATCGTAGCTATAGAGGCTGAACAGAGAAAACTACAAAAAGAAGCGGTATATAAAAGACAAGAAAGAATAGATAATCTTATAAACTGGGTTGTTGGCGGTATTATTATTTTAGGAGGATTTGTTTTATTTGGAGCAATGATATACTTTATCGGCAAAGCTAGAGGTCAGTGGTGATGATTTATATTTTAGTATTCTTGCATTTTGTTAATACGGATCATTTAAAATACTATCAGCTTAAAACATTTTCGGATTATGAGGAATGCCAAGTAGAAGCGGAGAAGGCAAAGATAATGGTAACCCACTCGTCGATGACGGTGACCTGTCTGGAGCTTACAAGCCCGTAATAGTAGAACGAGGCAAAAAGTTTGCGGTATACGATAAAAATGGTAAATTAATAATACTTGGTTATAATAGACGAATTGTAGAGGAGTATGCAGATGCCCAAAACAAAATACGATCTTAACGATAATGGGAAGATTGATCCCGACGAACGTGAGATTATGCTCGAGGATCGTCGTCGTATGATGGAAGATGCTGACGCTAAACGAGACGCACAGCTACGCATGACGTGGTTTGCGCTGAGTGGTATGGTTTTATATCCCTTTGCCATAGTGATGGCATCATGGCTAGGATTAGAGCAAGCATCAAATTTACTTGCAGACATAGCCGCTGTGTACGTTGTCGCTGTATCGGGTGTAACAGCAGCCTACTTTGGCTTCACAAACATGGGGACTAACAAATGATAGGACAGTTATTAGGTCCAATAGCAAACCTTGCAGGTAGTTATTTACAAGGTAAAGCTGACAAGGCCACAGCAAATGCGAAGTTAAAGCTCGTTGAGGCGGAATCGAAAGCCGCCATTTTAATGTCAAAAGAAACCTCGACTGCGGATTGGGAGAGGATTATGGCAGAGAGCACAAAGAACTCGTGGAAAGACGAATTTATAACAATTATCGTAATGATCCCAGTTATTTTATGTTTCATTCCTGGGTTGGAAGAAGTTGTTAAAAACGGCTTTGACCGTTTGTCTGAGTTGCCAGAATGGTACACTTGGTTAGTTTTTGCTGTATGCAGTGCGGCTATAGGAATCCGTGGTGGTAAACAGTTTATGGGTAAAAAATAAAAAGGAAAAAAACATGGGTGATTTTAAATTAAGCAGACGTAGCCTTGATAGGCTAGAGGGAATCGATGATGGATTACAGGCAGTTGTGAAACATGCCATAACTCTTACGAAGACAGATTTCGGAGTTGTTCAAGGTATGAGAACCATCGAACAACAAAAAGAGTTGGTAGCCAAAGGCGCATCACAAACTATGAAATCTAAGCACCTCGAAGGTAAGGCTTTCGACATTATGGCCTTTGTCAACGGACGGGCAAGTTGGGAGTTGAATTTGTACGATGATCTTGCTGACGCAATCAAAGAAGCAGCGGAAGTCGTGGGTGTTCCTATATGTTGGGGAGCCGCATGGGGCACACCAGAAATGCCATACCCTATGGATATTCGTAAATGGGAAGGCACAATGGAAGATGCTATGAATGCATATATTGATTTGCGAAGATCACAAGGTCGTCGTCCGTTTATTGATGGTCCACATTTTGAACTCATAGACTAAACGTGCAAACTATGTATAATGCACAAGAAGGGTACAGGGACAATATGTAATGGACGTTATTGACTTATCAAAATATTTGTATAAAAAATTAGAAGAGAGGCAAAAGGATATATCTTCTGCCCTCGCAAATGGTGCTGTTAAAGATTGGGAACAGTACAAAATGTCTGTAGGAGAGATACGGGGACTCTCTTTTGCTCGTGAAGAAATCAAGTCCCTGCTGGAGAAAAACGTAGACGATGTCGAAGACTTTATATCTTCCTGACCATGTCGCGCAGAAAATGAACAAAGAGAAAGAAGCTGCAAAAGCTGAAGTCTCAGGTGTTGCAGTTGATAGCGCGTATGTGGATGCACAGGACCGCGTACTAGAGCCATCCCTTTTAGATAAACCTTTACTCGAACGATTGCCGCAGCCGACTGGTTGGCGGATTTTAGTTATGCCATATCAAGGCAAAGCTAAGACTTCGAGTGGACTATACATTCCTGACGAAGTTCGAGAACGTGAATCGGTAGCTACTGTAGTTGCTTACGTTCTGAAGATAGGACCTTTGGCATACAAAGATCCAGACAAGTTTGGACCCGAAGGAGCACCTTGGTGTGAAGAAGGTCAATGGGTCTGTATAGGCAGGTATTCAGGTTCTCGTTTTAAAATTGACGGAGGAGAAGTCCGCATCATTAACGATGATGAGGTTATCGCTACGATTTTAGAACCAGATGATGTGAAACAAGTATAGGGCAGGATTATGGCTGAAGAAAAACAAGAAGTTGAAGAACAAGAAGTTGTTGTAGAAGAAAAGCAGGAAGACAGTAAACCTGAGAAAAAGGTCGAGGAAAAGACTGAGGTAGCTGCTGCTGAAGGTGACGACGAACTTGAGGATTACGGTGAGAAGGTACAAAAGCGTATCAAAAAACTTACCGAGCGTTACAGAAATGAACAACGTGACCGCGAAGAAGCGGTGCGAATGGCGCAAAAGTTGTTGGATGAAAACAATAAACTTAAAGGCCGTGTACAACAATTAGACAATGGATACCTAACTGAGTATGGGAACCGTCTGTCTACACAAGAACAGTCTGCAAAAAGTGCTTACAAACAGGCATACGAAGCAGGTGACACGGATGCAATGCTTGCTGCACAGGAGCAAATTGCTCAAATCGCAATAGACAAACAGCGGTATGGCGCTGCAAAAAGTCGCGTCGATCAGCAACAACAAGCACAAACTCAACAGCAAGCGCAGCCCCAACAACAAGCACAGCCTCAACAGGCTCAAGCCCCTGCAAAGGTTGACCCAAAGGCTAAAGAGTGGGCAGAAAAAAATGAGTGGTTTGGTAATGATAAGATCATGACCACTGCTGCTTTTACGTTACATCAACAACTTGTCGAAGAAGAAGGGTTTGACCCGAACAGCGATGAGTATTATACTGAAATAGATGGTCGTATTCGTTCGGAGTTTCCGCACAAGTTTAATACGGCTAAGAAATCGGGTGGAAATCAGGTCGCTTCTGCTGGTAATTCCGCATCCCGTACTAACAAACAGGGGCGCAGGTCGGTCAAGTTATCGCACTCACAAGTAGCGATTGCGAAAAAACTGGGCGTACCTCTCGAAGAATACGCCAAGTATGTAAAGGAGTGATATAATGGCTGACACAAGAACACCGCGTAAAAGCGAAACACGCGAAACAGAAACGCGCAGAAAACCATGGGCACCGCCCAGTCATCTTGCTGCACCACCCGCTCCTGAAGGGTTTGTGCATCGCTGGATACGAGTCTCAATGCGTGGCGAGGAAGACAAAATGAATGTCAACTCCAAGCTGCGAGAAGGATGGGAACCCGTCCGTAAGGATGAATATCCAAACTACGAAGCTCCAACTATCGATGAAGGTCGGTACGAGGGCGTAATAGGACAAGGTGGTCTGATGCTGTGTCGTATTCCTGCCGAAACAGCCCAAGAGAGAAACGAGTATTACGGGAGCCGAACCCGCGAACAGATGGTAGCTGTGGATCAGGACCTTATGAAGGAACAACATCCTTCAATGCCGATTAATACTGATCGGCAAAGTCGTGTAACCTTCGGCGGATCAAGACGAGACGCCGACTAACTTAGAGGATTGCTACTATGGCAAACACTAACGGTGCATTCGGGCTTCGCCCGATTGGAGTAGTCGGTCAGGCTGCTAACACCACTGGTGCGACCGAGTATCGTATCGCCTCTGGAAATACAAACACGATCTTTCAAGGCTCTCCTGTAATTCCGCTTTCAACTGGTTTTATTGACAAAGTTGGTGCGGCTGCTGGAGGCACTGTTGGTCTGTTAGGTGTTTTCTGGGGTTGCGAATATGTTTCGTCCACCACTGGTGAGAAAATTTTCTCAAACAACTGGCCTGGTTCTGGCGCGGATTCTAACCATCCCGTCAAAGCCTTCGTATATGACAACCCATTACAATCATTTGTTATCTGTTCAGACGCTTCGTTAACTAGCGCAGCAACTGCACAAGGACATGTGTTTGCTAATGCTAACTTTGCAGACGGTGCTGCTGGGTCTTCGACCACAGGTATCTCTACTGCCAAGCTGGGTGTCAGCACAATCAACACCACTGCTAACTTGAATCTGAGAATTATGGGTTTCCAAGATGATCCAGAAAACTCAGACTTCACTGCGGCTGGTATCCCTGTAATCGTTCGTTTAAACAACTCCTTCAATTCACCAAATGGTGCTATTGCAGGTGGCACTGTTTCAACGACTGGCGTATAAGGAGGCTAACTTATGGCTATATCTCGCGCTCAACTAGCGAAAGAGTTGGAACCTGGTCTCAACGCCTTGTTTGGTATGGAGTACGATAGGTACGAAGGCCAACATG